ATATGCCATAGAAACTACAGTTAGAGCATGTCTTGAAGAAATACTTCGCGTAGAAGTCATCCTTCTCATATGCTGCAACTAGTTCGACTAGTCCCTTCAATACTGCTGTGTGACTAGACGTTTTGCATTCCTCGACATATGTGTAATTTGATGCAGGATAATACCATCCCCAATACTTCATGTCGTATTCGGGATTGAGGCCGTTCTCCCTGAGAATATCAGGTGATGAATTATCGAATAGCAATTTGTAGAATGCCATCTCCTTTCTCATCATCGTTCTCTTGTAGTCCTTCCAAGGACCAGTCTTCAATTCCATAGGAATGTAGAACTCATCCTCTTGGAAGATACGGTCAATGATTCCCTGTATATGTACCCTATATGGCCTAGATAACTCTGCCTTTGGGTTCCAGTCAGGCTGTATCACTATCTCAGCATCAAGCATTACCTCATTACCCGGTGGAAGATACTCGCCCAACCTACCTTCGTCTCTTGCCTCAAGGAATCTTTGGGTCGCTGTAGTCGCCATTGTGTCATACATGTCCACATGGTCATCTACAGGAAACAGGCTCATGCAATATGACTTTACCTCGGATGGAGACATATTCTCTGCTTTCTTGATATCAAATGTATTGAAGAAATCCTCTTGAGAGTTATGCACTATACTACCCTTAGCCATTGCTGGTGATTGGTCTATCGGCATCCTCAAGGGATACTGAAAGAAATACTTCTGTGGACACCACTGGAACGAGCCGAATGAAGACTTCGTTATCTTCAATATTGGCTGGCTCTCATCATCATAGTCAATAGGATTCCATGCGTATGTATATTCTCTCATTAAAACCACTCATCCAATGTTTTCTGTTTGCTGTCTTTTCTTATTTGCGCGTCGTCCCATCCCATCGCTCTGAACACAGGGCTGGCCTTCTTTATCACTGACTCAGCGTAATGACTCCAATCAGGAGTGAAGTTCTTGAAATCTTCAATCTTCAACGCTGAGTAATAATCAGGCTTCACCACTGTTTGTTTGATTGGGTGAACAAGCGTATGTGGGTTGTTTCTAACCTTGAGATATAGATATGAATCATCTATGGGTTCCCTGTTCAGTTTGTTGTATAGTAGAGTACCGATTATGCCTGAACCAATAACCGGTGACTTACCTGCTGATTTCCAACCTTTTCCTGACTTGGATACTGTTCTCAAATCCATATCGGAGCAGCATACTGCCTTCGTTAGAAACATGAGGCTAGATGTCGTATCGCAGTTTCTACAGATTACGTGGAACCTCTCAGGTCTGTATCTAGACCTCTTGAGCAACCTTTGTATATCTACATTACCCGATTTTACATTCTCATAGATATCATTGAGATAGGAAACTATCTCTTCCTCTGACTTCTCCCCGACCCACATATTCAGAACAGAAATCTGTACTTCCTTATCCAGCGGTGTTTCTGATATTCTCTTAGCGGTGAATCCAGTCATGACGAATTCTTCTTCATCTAGGAACTCACCATCCTTCCAAGTAATCAAACCAGCATTCCTGTTCTTGGTAGCACCCACACCTAGGGTTCTGAAATACTTCTCAAACTCCAAAGTGACAGGATGCTCATCAAGACCCAATACATTCGGGAACTTAGAGCGAACATGCTCATTTAATGTAGAGAGAACAGACTGTGCCTTCTCAACACTATCCACTTGACAGTATATCGAATCTGTGTGTCCATATACCACTTTCATCATTCTTCCTCCCTGAATTGTCTAGCCCACTTTAACGGACTCATCATGAAGATGTAATTGTTGAGCCAGTTCTGTACGCAGAAATTGCATACAAAACCGCTCTTCGTGTCACAGCCAGTAGCATAGTTGCTATTCTCATGACAGACATAGCACTCCTTGAATACCACTTCTCTCATGATAATTGCCTCACTTTGAATGCTGCTTCACGAATAGCCTCTCTAGCACTAGCAGTAATACTAGCAGCCAAATCAACATCAGCCCAACCGAATCCCTGATACGCAATGATACCATAGAAGGATGCCATCAATCGCTTGACTGCAAGTTGGTTGTTGTTCCACTTGGCATACTCGGATTTGCTCTCTGCTTGCTTCATGTTCTTCTTGTATTGATTCCTTAACTCCTTCAATTCCAATACTGCCCTAGGCAATAGACCTAGAGCATCTGTATTGTAATACAACATCTTGGTGTTTTCTACGTCAGAGAAGTCCTTTGGTGTGAATATATTCACAGCAAACTCAGTAGGAGTATCTGATTTAGTCTCCCAAGATATGTTTCTCGCTATCATCATAGATGGGTATAGTCCAGCGAAATCAAATGCTGCCACACCTAGATGAAGACCATTCGTTCCTGCTTCCAATGGGTCATATACCATAGCACCATCATAGTCAACTCTGTCTTCCTTCCTACCTGTAGGGGCCTTCCATGATGCATTTCTCATGAAGTATATGCCTCCCATGTGACTAGCATAGAAACAAGCATCGAATGGTGCTTTCAGAAGACGCTGAAGGGATACTATCGCCTCACTGGTGAAGTTTTCCTCATCAATTCTCTTGATTAGGTCAACATCCAGTTTAGCATACTTGAGATATGTGTCAGTATCCTCCAACCATCCTCTTGAGAAGAACTCAGACTTCTCAGGAAACTTCTCACTGACTAGTTTCTGCTCATTCAATACTTCTGTTGAGATATAGTCCAATGACATCGAAGGTAGTGTGCCTCTTTGCGAATCATTCCACTGTCTCTCGAATGCTAGGTCTAAATTTAGCGTTATTCTTCCCTTGATTGGCTGCTCGATAGGAGAAAACGACTCTTTTCTGAACGTGTAGCCATCTTTTGACTCGTAAAAGCCCGTTATTTCCAACATTGGAGAGATAATTCTCGCATCAATGCCGTTTTTCACGCATCTTTCTAATAGTTTTGGTAAATCGAACTGATTTCCGAACCATGATATAAGCATATCAGGGTCATCTAACACTATTCTCGTTAGGAACGATAATAACATTTCATTCTCGTTATTGAAGATTAATATATCTTTAGATTCATAATGATTATCTTCAGGAAACCATGCATATTGATGAAATACCTCTTCATAGTTATCATACGCTATAATACAAGTAATAGCACCACTATGTTCACCGCCTTGCTGCCATTCCATATCCCAATAATACTTTCTTAGTCGATATTCGGGTATGTTTTGTATTCTGTCAACGGCATACCTGTGATGATAGGGTACATCAGCCTCGTATGTCTGATTGAACGTTCCTTTTACATCTCTCATGTGCTTTGGATGATTAGGAGTGTAGTATACCTTCGATAGAGATTCACCATCTAAGTTTAACGCACAGTCATGCTCATATGTAAATTCAAATGGAGATGTCTTCTTGCTCCACTTGTTAGATACAAAGGCACTTTGCTTGTTAGCATCCTGCTTCTTGACGTAGAAGTATGGCTGGAAATCATTGTGGGAAAGAACCTCTTGCCTTCTGTGTGGCTTATCTCCCTCTCCCTCCCGCCATCTAATACAGATGCCTTCATTCGTTGGTGAAATTATCATGTCATTACCTTTCCAAATATGGTGCTTTCAGAAGCATCCTACTACCTGAACGAATCAATACTGGGAAATCATCTTTCAGATATATGCTCGTCACACCATCTAGTATCGCACTAAATGCTCCTGTTATCTCAACAGTTGACTGCTCACCCATCACTGCTAGAGTGTCGATTATAGTGGAGTAGTTCTGTACAGTTCCGCTCCTACTGCTCGATAGTGTGAAGTTCTCCCCATCATAGTCAAACTTGTACCTCGCTGTCTTCAACACATCACAGCCCTTTGCCGCATCGACCATGACATCATCATTCACAATCACATGTGTCTCAAAGGAAGTGTTGTTCTTTCCGAATGTAGGCATACCCTCAGTTGGTATGACAGTGTTCCTTAGTCTCTCAATCATGGCATAGTGCCTATGTCCGACAGCAATACCGAATGATGCTGTTTTACTTGCTGTCTTCAGGTTCACATAATCACCTATGGTGACTATGACATCACCACTAAATGTCTTGAGATACTTGGAGAATGTCTCTATATCGATAGCACATTCTCCTATGTCTTCTACAGTATCTAGTGGTATGAAGGAAGAGCAAACGGTACTAAGGTCTGCATTATACAGTTTAACACCGTTTGGCTCAACAACAACATACGCTGATGGGGAAAGGTTTCTTCTTCCTACAGATGCTCCATTGGGATAGTCGCCTCGCATTAGGATATCATTCAAATTGTTGATTAGTATCTTGCTATCCACAGTGAACCTCATAGTTTACCATTCCTTAATTCATCTATACCGAACCACTTGTTATCTCCATTCGTGGAGAATACAACCCATTCCTTACCTACGAGGTCGGGGTTCGTCTTGCTTGCCTGTAGTTCTGCGACGTAGTTAGTGACAGAACCCGACTTCATTCTCTTGATGTGAATCATCTGATTGAATCTAGCCGGAGTTGACTTGTGCCAATCGGGTACTTCACCTACAGGAACAGGGACAGCGATTCCCTCGTACACAGGTTTCATGTGTGTAATCAGGAATCTATCTGCATTCACTGACAGGAAAGCATCAAGCAATCTGTTGTATATCCTGTTTCTTATCTTCCAATCCAAGGGAGTCACAGAAACGGAGTCTGTGTCTTTTATGATAGAACCTGACTTAGATTGATTCTTAGCCAAATGCTCTCTCAAAGCGTCACTAGACCCTTCGTATGCTTTGTCAACACCATCAAGAATAAACGCCTTGGTGTTCTTATCCTGATTGGTTTCTTCCTTTACCATCTCGATGAAAGCATGGGCATTGTTGAAACTCTCGTTCCAATCAATAGACCCATCACTTGACATCTCAAGGGGATTGAATATAACGATATCATCAGTTCTATTCCATCCAGCATCCCATGTTGGTTCTGCACCATTGTCGAAATCCAAGACGAATATCTTCATACCCTTCTCTATCTCTTCAGGTGTTCTGCAATCTAGAGCAGTGCCGGTCTTACCGACTTTAGGATTACCTGTGATAGAACATAGTAGATATGACCTATCCCTTTCCTTCCTGAGTTTCATCTGCTCAAGAATCTTGGCTTTCCTTTCCTCAAAGGATATTCTGCTCACTGTTTCTTCTTTCTTCTCGTTGTTATTGTTCGTCCAACTCATATTTATTCCTCTTATACTCAATTGGTATTGTGTTTCCATTTGCTCTGCTGTACTTGTCCAGCAAATCATTCAGTTCCTCTAACGAGGAATGAATTCGTATCTCCTTACCTGATACAGTATGGAACTTAATCCAATACTCACCAGTTTCGGTGTTCCTTCGCCATGTGGCGAAGTCTATGTTCTTGAAGGGAAGAGCAAAAGACGCACCATGTATGAAATCCTGCGTCACCTCAAACATCAGAACCAGTCCGTGTTA